GATGAAGCGGTCTGGCCAAAAGAAAGCCAGCCAAAAAGAGTACGCCGCTGCCAGAGTTGAAAATCCTATCTGACGTGCTTTTAATACTATTGAGTATCTGTTTTCTATCCATGCCTTAACTGCTTCTTTTTGTGCATCGCGCAACTCTAATTTAATTTTACCTTTATTAGGATGTTTAATATGAACGTAGTTTTCACAAAAGAATACAAATGCTTCTAACAATTCATCAGACGTAGCTTCTTCTGAGCCACGACATTTTCTGTAATTGTATTCGTTAACTAGTTCTTCTAATTGCATTAAAGATTTCTCCAGAATTCTAGTCCAGAGTATTTCTCTATTGTTTCTGGCAAGAACACGTCTTCGGGTCTACGGGAGATTTTTTGTATTGCGGGGCGAATCGTGTGTAAGTACTTAATGCCTGTAAGACTGTCTTCGGAGATGTTCGAGACATCTTTAACATTCTCAAATTCATGAGTGTAGTTCTCAATTTCCAAGAAAGCATAGATTTTTTCTATCTCCTTTTTTGGGTCAGCTACAAAGTCATCGTAATCTACAAAATGAAAATACTTTCTATACTCTGGAATTAAAGCATGCTTCATGTTATGTAGACAGGCATAAATATCTTTATCTTCTTGCATTAATAAATCTGCTCTACGGTCAGCCATTGGCTTATTACCAAGAGTTTTTTCCAAAACCGCTTTATCTATTTGATTGTTTGCGGAATCTGGATGAGCATTAATAATCGTGTCAAATGAAACTAAAATATCTAAAATGTTTCTTACTGGGCATATAATCTTAATATTGGCACTGAGATATCTTGCTATCATCTCTACACCAATTGGTGTTGGCCAATTTAAATTCTTATCAATAATATATTTGGCTGGCTTTTCTTTATAAAAAGCTTGAGCCATTTCATGCAGAACTTCTGCCATTGCTTGTGGTCTTTGATAATCAATATATTCAGGTGTAAGATGAGTTTCAAATGTGCTCTTCATCATTGTAAACAATGGAGAAGCCGGCGAAACCCATATGTCTGGATTTTGATTTAATATCTGACTAATTATTGTTGCCCCACTGCGCTGAAGCCCAGCAAGGAAGAAAAATTCCTTCGTCATTTGTTTCCTTCGTTAGTTTATTTATTGCTCATTCATTATATACCAATAGGTACCATCATACACTATGTCTGCAGAAGAACCTTGGGTAGCTTTAGTAATGTTTGCTTGCAAGTTTCCTGTAGAGTCATACACGTTACTTGATGCGGAGGCAATATGGTTGTTTTGCCAACTCATAAAGTGAATGATGCGACCAATGTATTCAGAACCTGATGGCAATGTAACTGATAAAATTGAACCAGTTTTATTATTAATAATATAGTTTTCTGTATCAGCCAAAGTAAAGTCTGCTGTTTTGACTACAGGTGCAGTGCTAGCAAGATATTCACTTACCTTTACATAACCAGTTACTGATGCGCGGTTTGTATCAATATCAAAACCTAGACCAGGAATTCTAAAGTTTGTAATACTTGCATTGCCAAGTGTTATTTGATTAGAAACAGTTGCCGATGTTGCAGCTGCGTTATATCCAATAATGATATTATTAGAACCAGTGGTCAAGTCATTAGTACCAGAACTTGCAGCACTAGAACCAATAGTAATGTTTTGATTACCAGTTGAAATTCTGTCACCAGCTTGATAACCAAGTGCAGTGTTATCATCAGCACTTGTTATATCATTTCCTGCATTAGTACCAACACCAGTGTTTCTACTTCCAGTGGTGTTGCTATTTAATGCGTTATAGCCAATTCCAACGTTATTTGTACCAGTTGTATTTGACACTAAAGCAGGAGCGCCAACAGCAGTGTTACCTGCACCTGTTATATTATTTTGCATTGATGCTGCACCAATAGCAACGTTTCTGTCTCCTACAGTATTGTTTACTAATGCACGTGCTCCAATGGCAGTGTTATTTGCGCCAGTAGTAGTGTAACGCATTGCTTCACCACCAATTGCAGTGTTATCGCTTGCAATGGCAGCACTTAGAGCACTGTCTCCTAGAGCGGTGTTTCTTGTTTGAGTGGTGTTTGCAGAAAGTGCTTGGTTACCAATAGCAATGTTATTTGAACCAGTTGTATTATTATAAAGTGATTGATAACCAATTGATATGTTGCTATTACCAGCTGTATTGTAACGTTGTGATTCAGCTCCAATAGCAATTGGAATTCCACCACTAGAGTTATATTCTTTCAGTGCATAAAAGCCAATAGCTATTGCTCTACCAGAAGTTGTATTGGATGATAGTGCGTTTTGACCAATTGCAATGTTTTGGAAACCTTCCGTATTATCTTCCAATGCATAATTACCAATCGCAATGTTTGTTCCACCAGTTGTGTTTTGAGATAATGCACTACGTCCAAGCGCAACGTTACCTGCACCACTTGTATTAGATTGCATAACTGCATAACCGATAGCAACGTTTTGAATACCAGTAGTATTAGACTGTAAACCTCTACCAATTACAACGTTTTCACGTCCAGTTGTATTGGCCAAAAGAGCATAATATCCAATTGCAACGTTTCCACTACCAGTAGTGTTTGCAATAAGAGCTCTAGTTCCAATGGCTACGTTTTGTTCACCACTTGTAGTATTCTTTAAAGCATAGAAACCAATTCCTACGTTATGGTTTGTCGTGTTAGCTTCGAGTGCTTTAAAACCAATTGCTACGTTAGAAGAACCAACAATATTTGTTTTTAGGGCATAATAACCAATAGCAACGTTTGCATTATTTGTAGTGTTTGCTATTAAAGCTTTATAACCAATTGCTACGTTTCCAATACCAACAGTATTTGCTTGTAGGGCTTGAAAACCAATAGCAATGTTGCCTGCGCCTGTTGTTGTTGCAGCCATTGCTTGATGACCAATAGCAACGCCACCTCCACCTGTATATACTTTATTGGCTTCATAACCAATAGATATAGTTCCAGTAGTAGTTGTGGCCGCAGCACCAGCGTAGTAACCAATACCAATGTTGGCTGTACCAGATGTAATTAAACGCAGTGACCTATAACCAACTGCTATGTTGTTATCACCTGTAGCACCGTTGTAATAAAATGCTCCAATGAGTGCCTCAGCACCAACAGCAACGTTGTATGAACCAGATGTTGCGTTCCACATCGCGTAGTAACCAATTGCTACGTTTTGGTTACCAGTAGTGACACCATAGGCAGTAGTTCTACCAACAGCTACGTTTCTAGCTCCAGAAGTTTTTGCTAGTGCATAAGAACCAATAGCTACGTTTTCATTATTGGTTGTAACACCAGGTGTAGCACCATAACCACCTAAAGCATAATAACCAACACCAATGTTATTTGAGCCAGTGGTAACGTTCTTTATTGCACCGTTTCCTATTGCAATGTTTCTTGCACCAGTTGTTGTGTCTTGTGCGGCATTGAGACCAATGCCAATGTTATTTGCGCCTGTTGGAGATGTTCCATTTAATGCATTGACACCAGCACCAATGTTGTATGGTGCAGTAGAGTCAATAAAGATATTTGATACACCAGGGCCAGTAGCGCCCGTCGGGCCGGTAGGTCCGGTGGGGCCGGTCACAGTGCTAGCAGCTCCCGTAGGGCCCGTGGGGCCAGTACTGCCTTGAGCTCCCGTAGGGCCCGTGGGGCCCGTCACAGTAGAGGCTGCTCCCGTAGGCCCGGTTGCGCCGGTTGCGCCGGTTGCTCCACTAGAGCCAGTAGGCCCCGTTGGGCCGGTGTCACCTTGAGGGCCCGTAGGGCCCGTTCCACCAGGTCCAGTAGGGCCGGTGGGGCCCCCCGTAGCGCCGGTGGGGCCGGTAGGGCCCGTTGAGCCCGTCGCACCACTAGGGCCCGTAGGTCCCGTGTTCTGGGTTAAGTATGGTAGACCGTTCCAGTTGGTAGTGCCATCACCAACTTTCATCTTACCTGTATCGTACTCATGTCCTAATTCGCCCGCAAGCAAAATAGGGTTGGCACTAGTCCAGTTAGCTGCTGTATCTCTTCTTACTTGTACGATTACGGCCATTTAAAATCCTCTCCCAGGTTCGTAGAAATCGCGTCTTGGTTCAAAGTACACATCGGCTGTGCCTGTTGCACCTTGATTAGCATCAAATATTTGTGTTGCTGGAACCGATGTTGATGCACCCATTGTGGATGTATCAGGTACTAGCAAATAGTGAAACTGTATAGATGAGGCATCTCCACCAGAAATAACATCTTCTTGTTGGTGGTCCATAAGCAGGGCATCTTGCTGTCTTTTTAGCTCACGCTTCAAGGTATTGAAGGCACGAACCATGTTGGCATTGGACCTGCTTTGAATTGAACTACTTTCGTAGTAACCCCAGACTGCTCTCACTATTCCTCTTCTTCTTTTTCTATTTTAGTAATAGAAAGTGTTGGTTGCTTTTTTTGCGACAATTCCAAAATCATGGAATGCAGCTCATCATCGGTTAGTTCTTTAACTGACGAAGTATTATTAAGATTGATGGTTTGGGTTTGCTGCATAAAGCCAGTAGCCTTTAGATACAGTTCAGCAGACTTTACATCACCTGACACACCCTTGACATATAATGCATCTAGCAATGCTTGTGTGCGCTCAGGAGATTGGGCCATTCCGCTTAACAGCTAATTCCCATCTTTCTTTAAAGACTTTATTTTTCTCCCAGGCACCAAGTGTGTTAAGATGCACATCATGCATATCTGCCCAAGCTGTCTTTGTTTTAGGGTTGCGGGAATCTTCTGGTGTTACCAGCCAAGCAAGATAAGATTCCTGGACCTCAGTTAAAAAAAGACGAGCTGTTTTGGACATATAAAATTTAGTTCCTTTTTTTTCTTTCCATCTATATAAGAGTTGAAACCATTACATGGATATATTTTATCACTTCAAATTGTTACTATGAAATGGAAATGCTATACTATGTTAGAACTGTACAACTGAATAACTTGTCCGCAAGGACCGCAAACCCAGCGTTATACGGGTTGTAGGTGAGAACCCTTGGCCACAGAAAGCTTTAGGCAAGTTGTGGTGAGCC